CGATAAACTCTTTGTCAAATCCCCATTCCATTAGCTGACGGATATATCTAATAGAGTGGGGTCTGCTCATCGTTATAGGGCCTTTCCATAGTCGCGTTGCCTGTCCAGTATTTTACGCTAATTTTCTCAAAACCAGCTGCTAATCGACATACTCGACACTTACCCGATTTCATCTTCCAATTACCACATTTATCGCATCGAGTTATGTCATCTTCTTTACTGGCTACGCGATCTGATGGATAGATGATGCGCTGAAGGAAGCATCGCTGACATTCAATTAACCATACTTCCTCAGGCGCTTCGGGTATATCACTGGTCTCATACCTATAAAGCTCAATATGCGGCGTAACCGCTAAACAAGTTGAGCACTTAAACGGATGAGCATCTTGCTTCATTTCTGAAATACCCAATGCCCATCTGAGCCAATACGCATCCACTTAGCAGGATGGCCAGACTTAGGAACTGGACAGACCCAGCCTCTATATTCCTTGCCTTCCTTTGTGCCTTGCTTAAGAATCATTGGCCCACATCCGTTAGAACATAGTGGTAATTCATCAATTATCTCAGCACCTAGCGCATCAGCTACTGCAGTAACATCCCAGACAATTGGGTCAGGGTCATTAGGGCGCTGTTCTTTTATGAATTCCGCAAGAGCTGGCTTAGTCGTTTCAATTGCCTTCTTTGGGCTCTGGTTAATCTTAGCGAAGTATCCAGCGAGGTTAAGTGCGCGTCCCAACGATCCAGTCTCTGCAAGCTCGAGAGCATATTGCTTTGACTTAGACTCAGAGGATAAACCTGTAGTCCAAGGGTGTATGTCAGCTTCAGTGCGATATAACTCAGTTTTAATAATATAGACATCGCAAGAATTGACAAGCGACTCTGCCAATATATGAGTTTTAATTCTATAATCTGGGTAAGCATTTATGAACTCCTTTAATCTATCTTGGACACTTACATAATCATCTAGGTAATTCGACATCTAACTTCTCTCTCCCTGCGAAATCATTTATCGCATCTTCCAACTGTTCTTTTAATGAGTAAAATGTGCCATCTGGCCAGTTCTGTGCATCATCGGCGCAAGGCTGGCAATAAAACCTAACCTGAGCCTTTCGAAGCGGTGTCTCGCTTTGGACTTTCCAAACTGCTGGAGTTGTAGCTCTTAAATCCCAGCCGTTCTTATTTTGTCCCCAGCGATACTTGCAGTAGTCGCAGTATTGATTGCTATTGTGATTGCGAGTCAGACTCAATGTCGTCCCAATCTTCTGGACTCGAAAATCGTAATCGACCCAAGATAGCGGCATATCCAATGAGATCGAGATACGAATCTTCGCGCTCTGGACTTTCCACCATTCTTGAGAGTTTGGTCGCGATAGCAATAATTGCCAAGTCAGCTGGGTCTCTGAGCTGAATACCGAGTGCTTTACTGATTTTGAAAATGCGTAGTAAATTGTGCCGCGGGTCGCCATACTCGATTCCCCTGTCGAATAATGTGTTTCCAGCTTCTTCAAGCCATTCATTTAAGGACTTCTGTGTATCGGACACTTGACCTGCCTCTCTTATAACCTTCATTAAAGGCTTTAGCCTTGGCTGAACTCCAAAGAGCCCATAAGTAAAGGCCGAAGAATGGAACGCCGATAGTTATTGCAAAGACTTGAGTATCAGATAAATTAGGAAACATCAGCGCTCACCCCATATTTATCAAGCCAATATGCAGAGATTTCAGCCTTAGATAGACGGCCTCTAAGCTGCTTCTTACCCATTCGCTCTTTAGCAAATCGTCTTATTATTGATCCCTTAACCCAATTTGTCTCATCAGTCCAAGCCCCTGCTTGAGAATCAAATCGAATTAGAGCTAATTTATTTACCATTTTGCTCCCGTTCTGTAATCCCTAAATGGATTAACGGGTTAAATGTATTTGCTTAAATCTATTTAGACAAGCAATAGCTCGGCGAGTCGGATATCAAAGAAGCCGCATAGTCTCTCGGAATGGGCTTTGTTGCTAAAATCGGTTGTAATCGGCAGACTCTTAAGAACCCACTCAGGCTCAATTAGAGCCCCTAAATCGAACTGGTAGATGCCCTTAGGTGTCGCATTGATATAAAGAGTCTTAGCGCCCGTCCTAGCCCTTATATCGGCCAGATAATCCCACTTCTTCTTCTCAATCAATAAGCGGTCATAGTGCGTTCTACGGCATTTGAGCTCGATATAGCTATCGCTAGTAATGCCATCTGCTCGGTCGGTCGCTGATAAGGGCGTCAAGTCTGGGTAAAGCGACTTAAGAGCCTCAAATAACTCGACTTCCCTAAAGTAAATTAGTTATCTTCCTCGCCATCTTCCCAACCAATTTTCTTTATTGGGTCATCGGCTGGCACTATCCAATCAGGGTAAGAGCTACGATCCATAGCAAAGGCCAGAGAAGTGCCTTCGTCCATCCCAGCTCTGCGACAAGCTTTGTAAACTTCATTGGCAGCGATAGCCCAGAAATCAATCTTTGTTAAAGGCGTCTCTTTAGTAGTGCGCTTACGCTTTACTGGCTTCTTACTTACGCGCTTTCGCGTTGCCATTTCTGACCCCTCTCGCTAGGGCCAATTCTAGCTGAGACTCCATTTTATCAAGGCGCGACACTATTGGAATATTCTCCAATTTAATTATGTAGCGAAGGCCAGCAATTAGTAGGGCAATTGATCCCAAGACTGACGCAACTAGGGTTGCTAGTTCAGCTGCAACCATTACCGGACTTTGCCGTATCGCTCGTACTTAGGGTTGAGCCAGTTGATGATGCTAGGCAAGACTGACACTAGAGCGGCATTTGCAATTGCATTGACATCTAGGCCGACTGCTAGATAAGTCGCTAGCGCTGTTGCTAGGAATGTCTTTGCCCAGCTCTCTGCCATTTTCTTTAAGTCGCTCATTAGCTTCTCCTTCGAGGTTGAAATAACTGCCATCTTTGTCTCCCAAAGTTGTGAATGAAATATGGAAATGCGACCGATGAGGGTTAGCGCCGTTATATTTACGCCGCTTCCAACCTAATATCGGACTCATAATCTTGCCATCGTAGATTATGTATTTAATTCTTTTATCGCCCTTCTTGGCTAACTTACGAATCTTCTCGACCAGCGCATAAGCTTCTTCCTTATGTGCCGATAGGTCAGAATCAATATCTATAGCTCTAACGATTCCATCGACTGGTAGATGGTCAGAATTGCCTTTAGCAATGTGCCGAGCATCAGCAATCCAGCCGTCAGACTTCCTATCGCGATCAGGATAATCATCATCAATTTGCTGTCGAAGCTGAATACCAGCCGCGCATAATTTAGCCAAGGCCCAAAGCTTTCAAATCATCAGCATCTAAGCCAAGTGCTGCTAGTTTGGCTTCGGCTGCTGCTTTTTTTGCTTCAGCTTCAAGTCTTGCTTCTTTCATAGCAATTTCATCAGCTTGGTCTTTTTCCAAAACTATCATTTCCTCATCGGTGAAAGGTCTTTCAACAAATGTGCCATCGCCTTGATAGATTTTGTGTATTGGTCTGCTCATTAATTTACTCCAAATATCTTAATAGTTCCTGCAAAAGTTCCTGCTCCGGGAAAAAATGTTAATGTAGTAATTGCTGAATTTGATCTCCAAGTTCCCAGCAAATTAGTTGATCCTCTTACTCCAGCATTATTCATATAATGTGCTAATACTGAAGTCAATTTATATGAATCGGTATTGTTATAGCGGTATATTGTTGCAACTGTTATATTGTAGTTTTGATTATTTTCCACTCCAATATCATTGTTGTCGATTAAAGGTATTTTATCGGCGCTGCCATTTCCACTTGGGCCAAAGTTACTGCCTGAACTTTGATATCGAGTGCTCCAAACTGTGTAATTTGACCCCGTATCATTATTTGGTCTTACATAAATGAATGTGCCTGTGCTAATAGTATAATCAATCATTTCAATATAAAGATTTTTATAGCTCGTAGGTAAAGTTGAACTGGTTACCGATGAAGATGAAAGAGTAAGAGTTTCAATCAAAGTTAAAGAACCAGAACTAACAGTTGCCCACTCTGGCGCTGTAGCACCAGAATTAACTCGCAATATTTGATTGGCAGTTCCTAATGGCAAAGCAGTGTTTACATTGGAAGTTGCTGATCTATAAGCAAGTGCGCCAGTAGTTGTCTGTGGATTTAAGTTCTTTGTCGTTGTATCGACTGAACTTCCCAATGTGCGAATTGCAGCTGCGCCATCCTTAACAAGATCAGTATCGTTAGGGGTAGTCCAGCCGTAATTAGTAGTCGTTGCCATTTAGTCTCCTATGCCACAATTGTAGCGTTATACCATTCCAGTAATGGATTTATTGTATTCCAACTCTCTACCGCTGGGACTGAATTCCAACGGAAGGCTTGCAGGCTGAAAGCTATAGGCGATAGGTTCATAGTCAGGTCTAGGCGATTAAGACCTGCAGTCCAAGTCCAACCCTCGACAAATCCTTGAAACTCGCCATCAGTCATATTGCTTGGCAGATTAGTGATATTTAATGGCATACCCATAAATACATTTAGGAGGCTATCTCGGTCGGCATCATCAATCTCTGGACTGGCAGTAGTAAAGGTTATCTGGCGTAAGGCAAATTGAGGGTAAGCGCGGATAAGTAGATAGAACGCTGCTTGGGCTTCGGCGTCAGCTTGATGCCTAAGAGTCGTAGATATTGTGGTAGCTAATTGGCCGTAAAGCGATATCGAGGCTGCATCATCATCAGTTACCGATGCGCTGCCAGTTCCATAGCCGACTGTGATTGCGTTGCGGACATCTCCAGCGCGTTTGACAATGGAAAGAGCTGGGCCAATGGCGTGATTGCCATCAAGATCAACATAGCCGTTAGTCGATAGATATTGGCTGCGGTGTGTTGAATCTGCATAACCTATGCGGCCTTGCGAATCTTCATATAAATAACCCAGTCCGCTAGTGGCATACCCAGAAGCTAAATTATAAACTGTGTCGTTTAGACCAGTCTCTGAGTGCAACTCATAATCGCCAGGAGTGTCTATCTCACCTAGTCCGCTATTTTCTGCATCCTGCCATTGAGTAGTTGCGTCATAATCGTTCCAAGCCTCTGCCGCTGGAACTTCATTCCATTGGTCAAATAGAACTGTGCTAAGTAATTCCTCGATGCGGTCTCCATCAAATTGATGGGCAAAGTTGCCAGTATAAACTGCCCTAGCAAGTCGCGCTAAAGCTCCTACTGCAACGATTCTAATCTGCTGGCTGGTAGCTGTTGATCCTGAAGTCTGGACTGTAATGCCCAAGTCAGTAATAAAGCCGCCAAAGAGATTTACATAATCGCCATTAGAGTCTTGTACTTCTATTGTTACTGCGTCATTCACTTCGTAGGGAACCGCAGCTTCAGCGGTCTCTATAAGACTTAAATTGCAGTAACCAGCAATTGGCTGCTGATAAATATCGGTGCGACCCGAGGTAATAGTTAGCCCGCTAAGGGTCGCGCCAGTAACTGTAACGCCATCAACCTTAACTCTATAGACTGGATTCCAAAGCGTCATAGTGTAAGGGTGTCTAGTGAGCCAGTTCTACTTTGGCTTTCGTTTAAGGCATCAATAACTGCTCGAGTAAATCCCTCGCTATCAATTACTGAAGCAGCATTAACATTAATAACGATTGGGGTTGCCGTTGTCGTCCCAGTCGTTGCCGTTGATCCAGTTAGAGCGCCTGTGGCTGTAATTACGCCAGTTCCAGCACCGCTCGTTATATTGTTTTGGCCGATTAAAGGAACACAATAGTTAAGGCTTTGGCGTATTATTTCTCCATAGTAGTTATATTCAACTAAATAAACACCTTTACCAGATGGACATTCAGCTGAATCTCGCATAATGGTTTCAGATTTCCACATTGTATTTCTTCTCTTATTTTCTGTGGCAGCATCAACATTATCATCAGTAGTTCCCCCCACAGGTCTGCCTAATTCATCAACACCGCCAGTGCCACCTCCAGCCCCACCAGCAGTTAAAAATCCTGTATTACTAAATGAGGCATTTCCAAATGGATTTAACTTACCAAGAAACTGGCTTAAAGGATTGTTCTTTATAAAATCTACGATTTTCTTATAAGCATCATATAGGTCTTGAAAGAAATTGACTGCTTTGCCTACAATGCTAACCACTGCGGTAATACCAGTTACTATGCCGCTAAAAGCGTTTTTTAAAGCCCCAGCCATTATTGGGACAATATATTTATTAAGGAAATTCCAAAGAGCGGTAAATTCTTCTTTGTTATCGTCAATGGCTTTAGTCAAAGGTTTTAATTTATCTTGGATAGCTTGAACCGCTGGGCCAACCTTTGTATTAAAAGTATCTAGTAATTGAGTTAGGATAGGCAATAATCGAGCGCCTACAGATTCTTTAGCCTCATCAAAGGCAACCTGCATCCTTGCCATCTTGCCACTAAAAGTATCTGCCTGAACCGAAGCTTGGCCGCCAAAGGTTTCGGCAAGTGATTTAGTTACATCATCAAAGCTCATTGATTTCAACTCAGCAGCAGAAAGTCCTACGCCAAGACGCTGTAGCGAAGTGTTGCTGCCATCATAAGCCTTAGCAAGGGCTACGCTGACTGCCTCTAAATCCTTGCCAGAACCAGCAGCAATATCTAAGGCTAGGGTTTGTAGTTTTTGAGCTTGGGCAACATCATTCGTAGCTCTTACTAGTTTTTCAAAAGAAGGTCTTAATTTGTCATCGGCAATACCAGTAGCCAAAGACATCTTTAGGATTTGTTCCTCTACTGCTTTTATCTGTTCTCTAGTAGCGCCAGTGGTATTTTCTAAAGTCTGAGCTAATTTGACTTGAGCCTTTTCATCTTCGATAGCTGCTTTAACGCCATCTATAAGCAACTTACCTGCATAAGCAGCAGCAGCAGCAGCAGCAACCGCAAAAGCGGCGGCAGCCTTCTTTCCAAATTCCCCTAGCTTATTGCCAAAGCCTTCAACTTCTTTTTCACCTTGGCCAAGCTTTTTCTTTAGATCATCAACATCTGCAAGGATGGATAACTTAAGCGTTCTATTACCAGCCATTTGTTATCCCCATTTCTTTACAATTGCAGCAAAAGCTTCTTCCCATTTGCGAATTAGTTCAGGCTGAATTTTGCGAAGTGTCGGGTAGATAAAGTAGCCAGAATTGCCGCGTCCTTTGTTGGGAGTGCGTCTGGGAAACTGGCGATAGCGGTTACTTCCAAATTCAAGTCCTGCCCAGAGCTTCTGCGTTGTTGCGCCACCAGAAAACCTCTGAGATGCAAATCCATAAGAGAATTCGCCAATCTTGGATGACTTGCTGATACGGACACCTTCGGCAACTCTCCGAACACCAGCACCCGAGACTGTTCGTCCCAGCGCGGTGACTTTAATTTCATTGGCTGCATAGGTTGCGATGGCATTGCTTTCGGTTCTAGCTTCTTGGATTGCTTGCTCATCCATTGCTTTAAAGGCGCTGAGAATACCGCGTAGCTCGCTACGATCATAAGTAATCGGATCACTTGCCACCGTTTCTCTCCTTTAGTATTTCCAAAGCCGTCAGGACATCTTCGGCATCATCCCAATACTGCTTAGGAATCCGCGTCTCAATTGCCAGAAGCGTTAGAAGATAGTTTAGGCTTCCAGCGGTGTGGCTTTTGGGTTTTCATTCACCACATCAATGTCGGCAACTGTCTCCATCCATACTTCGAAAGATTTAACTGGCTTGCCAGCCGCTTCGCGTTTCATTGCGTTATATGCCAGAAACATAATGTCCCAGACACCGCCTAATTCGCCAATCGTCTTGCCAGTTGCTTTCTCCCATTTGGCATACTCGGGCGGTTGGGCAATATAAGTTGCTTCCTCGCCCGAGTTATATTCAATTTTTATTTGTGATTTCATAGCTCCCGATGCTCCGATCTCTCTTAACTAAAGGTCTCTGTTGGAGTTCCAATTACTGTCATTGTCCAGGTGTCAGTTAGCGCTCCTGGTGCTGCGCCTCCTGCTGTTGGGAAAATTGGCAATACTGTGAAGCTAAATGCTGCTCCTGTTACTGCTGTGAAAGCCACTGTTAATGCTGTGTTTGGTGCAGCTTCTGCATCTGTCCACATTGCTTCAAATAGAGAGCTTGCAGCTCCCCAATCCTGTAGCAATTCAATTGTAAATGTCCATTGCTTATCTACGGACTTATAAGCGCGACCATCAAGAGTTTGATATGTCTCGATAATTGTTTCGCAGCTTAATACCGCGCTTGTTGCTTGGGCGTCGTAGCTAGCGCTATCGAGTGTGAAGGTCACATCGCGCCCAGTTATTACTGTTGTTGGCATTTGGGTCTCCTATGCGGTTTGCTCGTAGCGGACGCTCAAGCGTATATCTGAAACTAGCAGGGTAGTAGTTCCTACTTCAGTTACCGAAGGTCTTTCGACTATTGATAACTCATACTTGGAAGCATTTAATGCTCCAAGAATACTAATGACCATTTGCTCTAAGTTATCTAGGGCAGCTGCATTACTAAAATAAGCAACGCAAGCAGTTATGGTGTAATTTAATTTAACTCTTATGGTTGTCTTGCCTAAGACTTCAAGCTCCATATAGGGCGAATCTGGGATGCAAATTATTGCAGGAACGATGGGCGCTTCTGGAACGGCATCGTAGATATTGGCAGCTACGCCAGCAAGCGCAGTCTTTATAGCGCCTCTGACATCTGTAGCAATTGTGGTTGGCATTATCCAACCATCGTCTCTACATCAAGATAAGGGCCAAGTAAGCCAGTTACTTTGGCAAGTAAATTCTTAGATAAGCGATAAGGGGTTACTGCAAAATCTATGCCTTCTATTGATCCTCCAGCGGCTGTTCTAGCTTGGAAGATTTCGACGGAGATAGCCAAAATTGCAGCTTCAGCATTGGCATTTCCGACATAGGTTGATAGTCCAGAGAGCGCAGCGTTTCCTGCTGGGATAACATTCTTTTCCAATATATCTGCATTGGTGATTGCGACTGTAAAGACATAATCTGATAACTCATCTGCTAATACTGTGTGAGTGCCTGTAAATGGTGATCCGCATCCAGTAATAATTACGGATTGGCCTTCTGTAAATTCTTGAATTGTTGCGGTCTCAAAGTAAGCGACATTATCCTCAAGCTTGACTTTGTTTATCTTGCTCTGGAATGTGACCAGCATTGGCAAAACTAAGTTTTCTGAAGCATCGACAATATCGTTTAGGTAAGCATCTGGATATAGGGATGACGAAACGCCAAGAATCGTCCTAAGCTCTGTGGCCGTAACTATGCTAGGCATTTCGCCATCCTTTCAAGCAGTTAGGTGAGCGGCCAGCTCGGGAGCGGACTGGCCGTCACTATTTGAGTTTTTTAGTTCTTGTTGAAGTAGCAAGCTCCGTCAGCGACCTTAACTGCAAGTGCGCCGTAGCCGTAGTAAGCAACCTCAATTTGACCATTTAGAGCTACATTGGTCTGGAGACGGAATCTGCTTGATTCATACCAAGTGTAAGAATCTGGATTTACTACAATCATCGAACCATCGCCAAGAGGTAATGATGGATGAGCAGCAGTAAGTGATCCAAGTGCGCGAGAAACATAGAGTCCAAGTCCAGCAACATTTCCGCGAAGGCTTTGTGGGCTAGCTACGCCAGCTGCGTTCTGTGGCTGTGATGCTGTGTAGATTGGGCGACCTGAATCGTTGTAGCTCATAATCTTAGACCATTGCTCAGGTGTCACAATAAGGTTTCTAGCAAATCCTAGAGAGTCCTTATAAACCTCAGCAGCTGCTTCGGATACGAAAGTAAGAATTCCTGCTGCTGTGTTATCAGCTGCTGTGGCAGCAATTTGTCCATTGCCAAGCAATTGACCAGCAACGAACTTATCTGTTGCTAGAGCATAAGCGAATTCCATTTGACGAACTAGCTCATCAAAGAATACTGGGTTAGAACGATCAAGAAGTTCTACTGAGAATGTCTGGCCACCTGCATACTTATTAACATTTACTGTTAGAAAGTTGTTGGTCATTCCAGTCTCAACGATTGCATCGCCTTCGTTCTCATCTTCAACTGTTGGAACGGCTGTAATCTTTGGAATCTCAAAGGACATTCCAGCATCTGGTAGAACTCCAGTTGAGATTGCATCAATTGTGCTGCGGTCAGCATTTGATAGAGGATTTATAACCTCAGTTAGCTGACGAGTTGGAATTAAGCCAGCGTTGTTGCTGGTGGTGTCATCTGCTGCCATAACATACTGGCGAGCTGCGTCATCACCAAGTTTAGCGCGGACGCTATTCTCAAGATATTTTGCCTTGGTAAATTCAAGGCGAGGTGCTGTGTAAAAGGCTGGGCGAGACGCCTCAACCATATTTGCTTTAGCTGCTTCAACCGCTTCTTCAACGGCAGGAGCAGGAGCAGTAGTGTCAGACACTTGGTCTCCTTCGTTTGGGTTCTCTGAATCAGCGGTTGCTAAATCAGAATCTTCTTTAGGTGCTTCATTCTCAGAAGCTGCTACTTCGCTTACGCGAGCAGAATCAATTGCAGGATCAGTAACTAGAGAAACTTCATCTAGGGTTGCTGAGGTAATCTGCATTACGCCTTTATTGTTTGTCCATTCATTGATCTGTGCTCCAACGCTAAAGCCATCGCGTAGGCCTTCAGTTGCTTCAATTAGGGCATCTTCTCCAGCCATAGTATTGGCAATCTTAAAAGTAGCTTCGATGCCAGACTTAGTTACATTGTGAGAAACCATCTTGCCAATTGGCCGAGTGCGGTCGTGCTCAAGAAGCAACTTAACTGGCTTCATTTCAATTGAATCAGCTGCAAAGACTGTTGGGCCAACTGAAGTATTGCCTTGCTCGTTCCAAGTCACAATAGTTCCAGTTATGGTGCGTTTGATTGTGTCGGCCGCTGTAACGACCATTGGGATATTAACTTTCATTAGGGATTAAATCTTCCTCTCGTTGAATCTGCTCAACGCTCATCGCGCCAATGCGGTTTAAGATTTCATAAACTTGAGCTCTCTCTAGTGCGTTACCGCGTAAGAAGTCATCAAGTGCAAAGCGCGTCATTACTGGATTGGGTGTAAAGTCCGGCAATGATAGGCGTTCCTCAATTGCCTTAAGTATTGGGCGAAGTGAGAAATCTACTAATGAGCGCCGCTCGGACACCGCGTTTGAGTAAGTCATAGAAGTCGTTTCGGCGCTCAAGAAGTAGGCAGGTATTCCACAAGCCCGAGCTAATTCTAGTGCTACATATTGACGCGCCTCGGCAAGTTGCATTGATTTAGGATCAAAGCCAAATTGCTGTAATTCTACATCTGCATTTAGGAAAGCAGTTGAGCGAGATTGGCGAGCAGTTTTCCAAGCAGTTAGCAAGGATGAAATTCTTTCGGCAGTTAGATTAGTGCCATTGGACTTCAATACCATTGAAGGTGCTGGCTCTTTAGCATAATTAACTGCTGCGTTCTCAAGATAAACTGCTGCAGCAATTGTTTTCCCAGCTCTGTGAAGCAATCCTTCATCTCCGCCATCAAATCTTATGATTGAACCTACGCCATTAAGCGGAACTGACTTGCCATCAACTTTGTAGCCAGTAATTGTAGTGTTAAGGAAATCGGTATCAACTGTAACGCGGTCTGGACTTACGCGAGTCCAAGCTCTAACGCGACCGCCATCAGTTGCGCTATACATTTCAAGCACTTGACCATAACCAGCACCATATAACCAAATATCTTCTGCAAGCCAGCAATAGATTACGAATCCTGCAACTCTTGGGTCTGGCTGATTGATAACTCTGTGTGGATCAACATACTGGCCAGTAATGCGATTAAAAGTTGTTAAAGGTAATGAGCCAATAGTTCCGCATATGATATTGCGAGCTCTAGCAACGGATGGAACGCTCATTGCTAATTGGCGAGTAGTATTAGTTGCACCGCCGAGAATATTATAAACTGAATCGCTAATCTGAACTGGTGTTAAAGCTGCTTGAACATCAGTAACGGCAATAGGGCGCTTGGCCTCAACTGCTGGAAATAGGAAATCTCTTATAGCACCCATTACTTACATTGTAAATGAGCCTACTTACACTATTTGGATATCAACGCTACTTTCAGCCATCGTTGCATAGTGTGTTGCTAAAGCCGATGCAATCGCTCCGCAAATTGTCGTATTACTTACCTTGCGACCCATTACCCAGCCGCCGTCACCGAAAGGGAGTTTGACGGCGGATAGGCATTGTTTAGTTAGCTCATCTTGTCCCGAGTGAGCCAACCGCTGAGATGAGATTGCTCCCAGTAACTCATCGCAGCTTTGGGCATAGTCAAGGCCATCTATCGGCTCAACCCTAATACCAGCAGGAGCTAATCGCGCAGCTACTGCCGAAGCGGTTCTGGCTGAATAGGCAACCAGCTGAACTGGATACTTGCGCACCCATTCTGCTACATCATTAGCCATTGCTTTATCGTCCAGATTGGCAGGGTTATGCCAAGTCTGAAGCAATATGACTTGGAACTTATCGCCCTCAAGTCTTTGGCTAGCGACTAGCGCCGCTTCTTTTCTACTAGGGCTTAGATCAATAGCTAACCAAGTATCAGATTCAGGGTTGAGTCGAAGTCCCTCAACTTTGCAACTCTCCCACTGAGACGGATTGATAACTGGGTTAATCGTATCGACCCATTGACATAAGACTTCTGTGCGCACAATATCCTCGGGGTCTGACAATACTGCTCGGATATTATCTGGATGAACTGTTATGCCTAGTGACGGATTAGCTTGGCAGACACCTAGCCAGAAGGCTGGTGAGTTATCGAATTTAATACCAATAGGAGCTGACCATTCAAACCAACCAATATCATCGTTGCCACCGAAGATGGCAGCCATAGCTCTTTCCCTAAGTTTATTTAGAACTATGCTGTGTTGGTCACCAGCATTTGAATAAACCCATATTTGAGGATTGGCTGAAGCCATTTGCGTATATCGCAAGGCAGACCAGACATCTTCATCTTTATACTCTCGGGCTTCGTCTAGGTGTATCGTTTCAGGGGCTGCTATGCCTCTACCAGCCGAGTTATTGGCTCTGACGATATAACGGCGACCCTTAGTAAATTGAAGCTCTTGAAATCCCTTACTTTCCAGCTTCTTAGTAAATTCAGCAGCTAGCCTAGGGTTCTGTTCAATAATCCCATATATTTTATAGAATAGTTCTGCTGAAGTAGTTAATTTATGAGCAGTATGAACTTGCAGCTTTTCCTCTAACACATAGATTCTGAATAGAATTTGAAGCGCCATAAAGGTAGATTTTCCTTGTTGTCTCGCGCATAAAAGGGTCACTACTGGATGACACCAACGGCCATCGGGTTTGTATTTTAAAGTATGGTGAGCCAGCCATTGTTGCCAAGGCATTAAAGTAAAGCCGATTTCCTCGCAGAATTTAATCATTTGCTCGCCATAAGATGGGAAATCATTGAGTTTAGTGTGGATTCTGGGTTCTGGCACACCTCGGTAAGTCGATTCGTCCCTGATACGGACAATCTCACCCAATTCAGCCAGAGCAATCTCTTTCATTCTGAATAGTGCCTAGCCGAGCCATTTTCAGGGAAAATCTTCCCAATGGGGGTCGTGGGTCTGCTTGCGCGCTCAAAAAAGGTGGGGGTCATACGATCGCGCTTAGAACTATTGCATTGAGTGCAGCAAGCCACCATATTAGAAGCTTCATCAGTTCCACCCTTGCTGATAGGTATTAGGTGATCAACTGTATTGGCTTCAAGGCCGCAGTAATGGCAGGTATTGTAATCTCTTTGCAAGACTTGAAGTCTTGTCTTTTGATAGTAGGTAGAGTTATAGCGTCTGCTCAATGCCAGCCCTTAGTCTCAAGATGATGAAGTGCATCGCAAGCATCTTTATATCGGTGTCTTATGTATTTGATATGCACATCTATTTGCTGCTTAGGGCTAAGGTCTCTATACCAAGTAGAACGCATCTGACCAAGGCCATAGTGAGAGCCGTTACGAGCCTTATAATTCCATCTACTCTCTTTATGAATTAACCAGTTATAACATTGAAACTCTGACCAATCTAATTTGTTATAAGCATAAAGCTTTAGATTCATATCTGCTTCTGATGATTGTATAGATATAGCCTGTAAGGCCAGTAGCATCAGCGAAAGGCAATAGGCTGTCCTAACCTTCGCTAAAGGGCCAGCTATGCGCCCGCGCTTTGGCGTTATGGTAATGCCTCTGTCAAATATCTTACGCATTGACTTACTCCTTATCTCACTATATGGACAAGTTTTATTAGTATTTACTAGAAATCAACCCCATCAGGCTCATCTATATGGTCATCTATATCTCTCCATATTGGGTATATGTCATCTTTCATTTAATTTCCTTTCTAACTGAATACATATTTCTTCACCCAATGCGTATGGAATCATTGACCTAGCTTGCTTGCCTAATCTTTGATTGCCTGTTGTAGTCCCCCGAGGAGACTGCTCGTGACAAGGAGAACCAGGGCGGCACATTTGTCTAGCTTGCCATCCTGGAACTATGCCCCAAAGGTCAGTTGGCTTCATTCTAAAATCACCATATTGGCAATAAGTAATAGTTCTTCTAGGCAGTTCTTGCATAAACTCTAACTTCCTTAGCATCCCTCTAGGAT